AAAGAAATCCTGAAATAAAGAACTGATTGCTTGACAAGAGTATAAAAGTATAGTATAATAAACATATGATAATCACACCAAACAACTTTGCATTAATAGTAGAAGATATTGTTAAAACAAAAAGAATTTCTTATATAGACGCTGTAGTATTATATTGTGCAAACAATAATATAGATCCAGGAACTACAAAATCTATGATAAACAAAAACCTCAAAGAAAAGATAGCATATGAGGCACAAAATCTCAATATGTTAAAAGAGAAAACAGCTAAGTTGCCAATTTAGGAAAAGGAGAAAATGAATGGTTTTGAAGTATATAAAGTATATTTGGCAATCAAACTCCACTTCACTAGTAAAAATCAAAGTTATGACTTTCATAAACATAACGGCAGAACAACTGCAAGATTGGAAACATTTACTAAAAGAAGGGATAGATATTTTTTTCATAAGCTTAGTAAATCTTATAACGATAGGACTATTGTTGATTATTTTGTCAGTAACTTTGTTAGCAATACTAATCTATGGGTTGGTGATATCATTGGCAAATCTGGTGATGAAACCCACAAACAATGGAGTAAAAAATTAGAATCATTACAATATTATTATGAACAGGATATTGATTATATAATTGAAAGAATGACAAGTAAAGATATAGAATTTAATGATTTGTTTTTATCTACTGCAGGTCAACACCCACCAATAGTTAAAATATTTTTATCAAAAAGAATTAATTTTGAGACACTTGTTATACTGGAGGATATATTAAAGTTTTCTAAAAATTTATCATCAAATATTGCCGAAACAGTATTATGGCCTAAACTTAATGATAGAATGATTAGATACAAACCTTTCTTATCATATAATATTACAAAATTTAAAATGGCATTAAAGAATAAACTGAAAGATATATAAAATGACAGATCAAGCAGCAAGATTTACAGCAGAATCTATAATATTAGATTCCAATATTGAAATAAGAGAATTGAAACATCTTTTAATGGTCCGAGATGAAAAAATAAAAAGTTTAAAAAAACAACTTGAAGTACTTGACAAAAGCATCAAAAGATGTTATAATATAGTTAATGCAAAAGAATGAATAATTACATACAGATATATAAAAATGTTATTGATAATAGTTATTGTGATGAACTAGTAAATAAGTTTGAGAGCAACCCCAAACAACGGGAAACACACGAACAAGGTCCAATGTCATTTGCTCAAATTAATTTAAATTTAAACAAAGACTGGAATACTGATGTATATGAACTATCAAAAGTTTATACAAGATATCTTGAGCAGTACAAAAAAGATTGTGCTGTTACTAAAGAAATGTGGCCAGAACTATATTCTTTTGAACAAATCAGATTAAAACGATATCTACCTAATGATAAAGATCAATTTGGTCCTCATGTTGATTCATTAGATGTTGATTCAGCATTAAGATTTTTAGTATTCTTTATATATCTTGATGATAACGATAGGGGTGAAACGTCTTTTCCTCAATTAGGATTAGGGTCGCCTTGTACGAAAGGATCCTTATTAATGTTTCCTCCATTATGGCCTTGGTTACACGCTGGTGCTAAACCAGTAAAGAAGCCAAAATATATGGTAGGCAGTTATTTACATTATAGGAAAACAACTTGAAGTGCTTGACAAAAGCATCAAAAGATGTTATAATATTTTGAAATAGCACTAAAAATAAAACCAAAGGAGATATGATGGCAGAAGAAAAGAGAGAAAAGGTAGTTGATTCTACAAAGAACAAAGTAACAATGTTACCAATTACCCTAGGCAGTTTAATTTTAAAATTTGAATTACCTCTTACGACTATTGATGCAATTAATAAATCGTATGATGAAAATTTAAGAAATCTAAGACCACACAATAAACAACTTGCTGGAAAAATTAAAGAAGAAAAATTAGTTACTGAATTACTAACGGAAGAAATGAAACAAACATTTCTTGTTTGTTTTGGACAATACCTTAAGCAGATTCAGAAACCTTTTTGGGGAGTTAGTCTAGCAAAGGCATGGATAAATGAAATGAGAGCTGGTGAATACAATCCTTTTCATTATCATGTAAGTGAATTAACTGATTTGGGATTATCTTCTGTATTAGTATTAAAAAGACCTACTACCTATGGTACAGAGTTTAGTAATGAAGATGACCAGACAAACGGATTTTTAGAGTTTGTTGGTGGTAATCAAGACCCACTTGGTCTATCACAATTTAGAGTAGATGCTCAAGTAGGAGATTTTTTCATATTTCCATATACCATGTTACATGGAGTTTATCCGTTTAGAGAAACAGATGAAGTAAGAAGAACATTATCTTACAACTGTGATTTGTTAAAACCAAAGATAATTGATTATGTATATCCTAATGGTCAAGAATCAAAAGATAAATTAGCTAAAGATGCTAAAGTTGAGCTTCTTCAAACCAATATACATTAAGAAGGTTAATAGATGAGTAAAGTATCATTAAAAGAACAATTAAATCCTTTAAATCTATTGAATCTATTACCTACAGTCTCACGAAAAATAAAAGAGTTAGAACATCTATTGAAAGTAGCAGAAGATAAAATTGTAATAAAAGATAACACAATAGCACATTTAAAGGAAATCAAAAGTGATGAATTTCTAATGGATAAAATAATAAAACTACAAGAAGAGATAGACACATTAAGAGGTTTAGTTGGAAATATTGATATTGAGAATCTTTCAAATGATTGAGAATCAGTTAAATAAAAATTACATTAGAGTGCTTGACAAAGTTACTCAAATGTGTTATAATATAGTTAATGCAAAAGAAAACTAATTACTTTCTTTTTATAGTGCAAGGAAGAGGCTTTCACCAGAGGGTCGAACTTGACGGTTTAGGGGTTGTTCCCAGGTTTGTAACTTTACCAGTTATGGATCACACTCTCGACAGAGAGAAACTGGTTGATGGCGTATAGGATGGAATCCGGTCGTTGTCTTGTGGGTAATTCCAAAGTCCCACCTATTATGCGTTATAAATAATAATGTCGATTAATACAGACACATACAAATACAATTATACATACAAGGAGATATAATATGAATACAAGTATTGCAGCGTTAAAACGCTCAAAATCAAATCTAGATACTCTAGTCAGCGAACTAAACAAAGTTGCTGAACCTCAAAAACAATCAAACTCATATGCTGATGATAGATTCTGGAAACCAGAATTAGATAAATCAGGTAATGGGTATGCTGTTTTTAGATTTCTACCAGCAGTTAAGAATGAAGATTTACCATGGTCAAGATTATGGTCTCATGCGTTTCAAGGACCAGGCGGTTGGTTTATTGAAAACAGTTTAACTACACTTAACAAAAAATGTCCTATTAGTGAATCTAACAGTTTACTATGGAACTCTGGCGTTGAGGCTGATAAAGAAATTGCAAGAAAAAGAAAAAGAAAATTATCTTATATTGCAAATATTTTAATTATTAGTGATTCTAAACATCCTGAAAATGAAGGTCAAATCAAACTATTTAAGTTCGGTAAGAAAATCTTTGATAAGATTACTGAAGCGATGAAACCTGAATTTGAAGATGAGAAACCTATCAACCCATTCGACTTCTGGGAAGGTGCAAACTTTAAACTGAAGATCAGAAAAGTTGATGGTTACTGGAATTATGATAAATCAGAATTTGATAGCTCATCACCTATTGCAGACAATGATGAAGCAATCGAACAAATTTGGGATAAACAACATCCCTTAAAACCATTTCTTGCACCTGAAAACTTTAAATCTTATGATGAGCTAAAAGCGAAACTAGATAAAGTTTTAAGTGGTGTAAGAAACACAGGAACTGCTGAAGATGTAATGGACCCACCAACATCACCAACAGTTAGTCAACCTGTAATACAAGAAACAGTAGATACAAGTTCAACTTCGGTTGCTAGTGTTGATGAAGATGATGATGATACGCTTGATTACTTCTCAAAATTAGCAGAAGAGAACTAATCTCTCCACCTGTTTCTCTATATGGGGGTTAGGTTATTCAAATCTAACCCCTTTTTAATATAAATAATACAATTATATAATGAAAGAGATTGAGATATCAAATCATATAAAGGAGAAAATTATATGGAAATTATAACTAAAGTAAAGTCTTGGGCATCAGCTCTAGCAGATGTAGGTGTTTCACTTATTGCTCTAGGTATTGTTCTTGAAGTCTTATTTAGTGGACAGACTGTGCCATTTTGGCCTAGTATATCTGTTATTAGTAATGTACAATCAATTATTGCAGGATTCTCTGCTCAAGGTTTAGTTGGTTTAGTTGCTGTTTGGGTACTATACTCAATCTACACTAAAAAATAATAACAAAAAATAATATCTAATAAGGGGGTCTTTAAGGCCCCTTTTTTTTAGCGTATAAATAGTTAAGT